CTTTTACATTATCTGTTTGAGTAATGGATGATGTAACACCAACCACTGCACTTCGATAAGGAGATACAAAACCAACACAATCCCGCCGCAATTCACAAAGGTCTGTGATCATTGTTACAAAGGTATCCTGACCAGCTTCTGTATCTGCAACACCACTACTTGGCCCACCTAAAATCAAATTAACGTCAACATTTTCTGTGTCCCCAAACTTATCATATGCAAGTTCAAGCTCACCAGCAGTTACAGAGTAATCATCTGTCCCGCCTGTAAAGGCATCACTAATAACACCACTTACTAGTGTGTAGTCCGTACCTGTGGCAACATCTGTACCCCAGTTAGAACCATTACTATTATGATCTGTGTGGTAAATGAAGTTGGAACCACGAAAGATGACATCTGGATAGTAATTATTACCACCTTGAATTGTCTTTCCAGAAGAGTTTTTAGACATTGAAGGCCATACTTCTATAACTGAAGATGTACGTTGTCCTTTAACATCAACATCATAACCTGTGATGTCACCTGTTTTATCATAAACTACAACATGAATTTCATCTAATTCACCACGACCATTTGCAATTGCCCAATCTGTTGTGCCGGGTGCAGCGTCAAAAAGATCACTGAAACGCCAACGACGGCGAATAAATGAGTTATCAGGAATAATTGTTTGAAGTCCAGCACCGCCGGGATCGTCAAGAAGTCGAATAGTCAATACATCTGAAGCTTCAGCAGTAACTTCGTATTCTACATTACCACTTTCTACTGCTGCATTTGTTGTAAATGCAAGAGGAATATTGTCTTCAACCGTGATTGCTTTATCAAGGATAAGAGCAGTCTGCGAAGTAACTGTGGCAATCTTAACCACTTCATCACCATCAGAGATGCCTGCGCCAAGGACACGTTGGCCAACTGCAAGAGTACCCGTAACAGTGTCAACTGTAAGGGTTTTGGTAGCAGTTGTAATTGCACCGTTTGTTGTCGCAACAATTGCACTTGCTGTGTAGAACTGGATGATATCACCAATTGCAATTGTTGCATCTGTTGCGTTTTGATCATCAACTGTAATAGTTGTATCACCAATTGCACCAGCACCATCAACCAAGTTGAGTGTACCTAGTTGTTGACTAAATGCTCGTGCGCTTGGGCAAATATCAACACCAAGTGAGTTACCATGAGTACCAGCAGTACGAGCAGTCCACTCACCGTGAGAACCCTGTCCTGTTGAGAAACTAGCTTCATAATGGTCATCATCACGAATGAGAATACCACTGTTTGCACCAGCGTTTAAGATGCCTGATTCACAACGAACAACTTTAAGATGGTCTGAATACTGCAAGAAATTTGCAGCAGAAAACCAATTTTCGAACTGATTACTTGTACCTTTGGGTTTACCAAAGATTGCAAGCAATTCTACTTCTGAACTGACTGATGTTACAGAAGATACTGGCCCCTTTTCAAATGGGCTCGCAATCGCACCAATCGTAGTTTGAACTGATGGAATTACATTTGTAAGATCAATCTCTCTGACATGTACGCCAGGTGAAACTAAAAAGCTCATGTTTCTACTCCTTCTTATAAGAGTGTTTTTGTTATTTCAATAATATTTATAAAAAATCAGTTTCCAAAAACTCTCTTTTATAAGTGTTATAACATATAAATAATTTCATGACAAATGCACATTATGAGAAATATAAGGACACCATCAAAAAGGTAGCTCGCAGAAATTATCGCAAAAGAATTGTTTTACTAAACGAATTTCTAGCAGACAAATCTTGCCAACATTGTGGAGAAAGTGAAACTATGTGTCTCAAATTCTATCCTCATGATTCTGAAATACGAAAATTAACAAAGCGAGTTGGCATTAACAATGAAAGTCGTAAAGAAATATTTCATCTAGTAGACAACTCTACAATATTATGTTCAAATTGTTGGATCAAAGCAGATAATGATTTGATCGAATTTATTTAATTTTTCACCAATCTGTATTATAATCTCTAACCACAGGCGACCATCTGGTTCCATATTCATCTATCGTATCTTCAAATGGATTATCTATACCATTAACAATAAATCCAAATGGTGCCATATCTTGATCTAATGCATCCTGTTGTTCTTTCAACATGGTTTGTCTAATATCATTATCAGTTAATTCTTTAAAATATGTTTGGTCTGTTGCCCAACCAAATATAAACAAGCAAGCAACACAATCATCATTACAGCCATCATCTGCTGTGAAAGATGATCCCTTTACTATAAAAGTAGACAATTCATTTATGCAATCATAATCTTCTATTATTAATTTGTTATCCTCAATCATTTGTTTTAAATTAGAACAACCTATTTTCTTTACTGCTTTAGTTGTTCTTACGCCCAATTGAGCTCTACCACCAGAAAACCCTGCACCAAGAATTTGGCCTGCTCTACCACGCATAGAAGCCATAACTAAATTATCATATTCTAAATCAAATTGTAAAGTATTTGCAACCTGTTCGCCAATATCATTTACTTCTACCATAACATAGGCTTGATTATAAACTTTAGCAACATCATATATTTTAGAAGGAAAAATTAATGGTTTAATCTCATTGTCTCTATATTTAGCAACAACTCTATATGGTATTTCAGTTATATCAAAAACTATAAATGCAGAATAATCATTTTTTGTTCCTCTTGCAACATCAGCAGTTAGCATATAAATGTGATCCTGTTTAGGTTTTTCATATATATCTAGACCAGCATTTGCTTGCAATGGTGTTTTATATGCCATCTGTCGCAATTTTATAGCAGATATAAGAGTATCAATTGATCCAAGAAATTCACATTCAAATTCTGAATTAAACTGTGCTTCTGAAGTATTTTTTATTGTTTCTTCTCTCCATGCATCATCTCGGCCAGGAACTTCTCTCCAACTAACTTCTGTTGGAATATATGCATTTCTTCCATCTTGAGCATCCACCCAAAGTTTATAAAACATATTCATACCATGAGGAGTCGAAACTATAATAACTTTTGTAGTGTTGCCAGAAGTGATTGTAGGATAAACTGAGGAAAAAAACTGTTCTGCAATTGTGGAAGGAACATATGCAAACTCATCCAAAAATATTACGTTATATGAACCACCACGAACAGCACTAGAAGATGTAGCAGCTGCAACTATTTTTGAACCATTCTCTAATTCAATATTACCCTTATTCCAAGCAAGAATACCTTGCTGCATCCAATCAGGTAAATTTTCATATGCAAGTTGCAACCTTCCTAATATATCTCTGGCAGTTGCGGATTTATTAGCTAGTACAGCAACACTTACACTAGGATTAAATAAAACAAAATGTAAAAGATAAGAAATGATGATAGTAGATTTTCCAGATTGTCTTGGTAATTTATGAATAGTAAATCTATTATTATGCATAGAATTTACCATATCTCTTTGAAAACTATACATATCAAATGGTATAAGACCATGATCAAGAGATACTATTCTAACAAAGTTTTGAATGAAATATAACGGGTCTTTAGAACATTTATTATATTCTCGTACATTTTCTTCACTAAATTCTTGAGGTACATTAACTTTCTTTAAATTAGGATTGCCTAAATAGGTTGCTTCAGCCATTTTATCTCTCTATTAAAAAGTTACTTGCTATACTTATTCTTATTGAATCTTTAGTCCCTGCACCAACTCCATGTTCCAACCAGCTTGGAAATAGTATAGTTTCCCCCTCATTAAAAGGTCTTTTTCTAATTACATTAGCATATGGTTGTTTTAAGTAGTGATGAGACTTATCCATATATTCTAACAATCTAGGGTCTTTAATATAAAGATTTGCGTCCTCTGTTGGTGTAACATAATAGACGCATGACCAATTAGCTTCCTCATGAATATGAGGCATGGTGCTTTCACCTTTTCGACTTATGTTCGCCCAACTATTAATCATTTTAATAGAAGCGTCATCAACATAAATCTGACTCAATATTTCATTTACGCCAACAAGAAGAGATTTTTTTAAATAAGAAAATTCATAATCTAGTAAGTCTTTATTGCTTTGCCAGCCGCCACCCTGTATTGGATCAAATCTAAAACCCAAACCTTTTTGTTCTTTCTCTAGAATTTTATTTTTTATATGTTCATTATCAATATTATTAACTGTAAAAGTATAAATGGTTGTTGGCCACATGTCATTACTTTTTACATTCTCAATTATTTCCATCCTCAATTTTATCCTTCAACATTTTCTGTAATTCTTTAGTAGAACCTACGAACAATGCGTTTGTTACATTCTTGGGTGCATTGTTTGGCACTTCTTTTAACCTACGCATCTTCTCTTGCAAATCACCCAACTTCTCTGTCACTTCAGCAACATTCTTTATCAATTGTCCAGCAACTTCATATGTTCTTGGATGTTCACTTTCTTTTGCAAGTTCAAGTATTCCATCAATTGCAGCCGAACCCTTTTCAACTAGATTATAAAAATTAGCTCTTTGATATTTGTAATCATCCTCTATATCATCTTCATTAACTTCTACTGTGTTAGGTATGATTTTAGGCATAATAGTTGGAACTATTTTTTCTATAACACCCAATTCTTTATCAAGTCTTAATGTAGAATCTTTTGTCGTCATGATTTATTATCGTCTTCGCCAGTTTCTGGATTATACCCTAGTGCATCTTGATAGAATGATGTAGTTTCATTAAATCCAAAATCATCATCAGCATCAGAAGTTGTGGGATTCGGAGTAACTTTATATCTCTGTTCACGTTTCGGTGACTGATCAGGCATATCTGTATATTGATCAATTTGAACAGTCTTAATAACCTTACTGGAAGTGACAGGGCCGTATAGATAAAATTTTGTGGTAAAGGATAATGTATATATCAAAGCTCTACGAGACTCAAAATCTCCATCATAACTATCTTCATAACTTATACTATTCAAGATTATAGGAACATCTTTTTTAATTCCCATATCTGACATATCATTAATAGTAAGAGTATAGTCAGGTTGAAAATAAGGAAGAATCTGTTCTACAATTTGTAATGCATCATCAGATTGTTTTGCCATAACATACAATTCAATATCAAGATTGTATGGCACGGGCATATATTGTGTATCTAATTGTTTTGTATCTGCATTTTTAACTTTTTTAAACTTTTGTACACGACTCAATTTTCTTACAGCATCATAAGAGAGGTTTTTAATTTCGAATCCAATACGAGGTAGAGTAATAGCAACTTGTTTTGTTAAA